AGATGGAGACTACACGGCCTCTGTTTACAGCACTTGTGGCTTTGCCGCCGCCACTTTATCCATTCCCTACGCCAGCGTTACTGAAGCAGAAGTGCTTGATTGGTGTTGGGCTAACGGCGTGGATAAGACCGCAGTAGAAGCAAGTCTTGCAAGTCAGATTGCATTGCTAAAGAATCCAGTAACAGCAACTGGTGTGCCTTGGTAATGAGCCTAGAGACAGACTTCTACGCGCACCAGGCATCTTGCGATGAGCGATACAAGAATATCGAAGAGAAGCTGGAGTCCGGTAAGGCTCGCATGACGCGGATTGAGTACCTGATCTACATTGTCATCGCCGCAGTGCTTCTCGGCCCTGGCTTTGCTGCTCAAATGCTTTCTAAGCTGCTGGGAATGTAAAGCAATGTGGACCCCATATCCTTGTGCTTATTGGCCGCCGGCATCTGTAAGCAAATACAGGCAGGCTGCGATTTGTACCGTGAGTGCAAAACTCAGTTTGTTGAAATAAAAAAAACAGGTGAAGAGGTTGCTGCAATTGGCAAAGAGGCATATGGGTTTTGGAAGCAGTTATTGCAATTTTTTGGCGGCAAGCCAAAGCCGCAACAGCAACAAGCCAAGCCGGTAGCAGCGAAGAAGAAAAGAGAAAAGTTTGTTGAGGTAGATGAAGAGGAAATACTGAATGGAGTTGTAGATCAGCTGATTCAGTTTTTTCACTTGCAGCAGCAGCTGGCTGACCATATCCGCGAAAGTGAGGAGAAGTCCAGAACAGTCTACGATCCTGACGCTAACCTGTTTGAAGCGGCCATCAAGCGCGTGAGGGCGGCTGACCAGATGCAAGTCATGGTAAATGACATAAGGATGGCGATGACCTGGAACGCACCTAAAGAACTAGGTGCGCTGTACTCCAAGGTCATGGAGATGCGTGAGATTGTTGGTGCAGAGCAGGAGGCCGCAAGGCTGGCGCAGGAGTCAAAGGCCAAGAGGATGCTATGGCAACGTCAGCAAAGAGAGGCAAGCCAGCGGTTAAAACTGGGAGTAAGCGTCCTGACCCTTATTCTTATCCTATACCTGTGGCTCCTGCTTCTCGTCCTGACGAACCAGAGGATCACATGATGGGAGCAGTAGGCTGGATCGTTTCGGTGGTTCTCGTTGCCTTGATGCTGCCACTATTGGCATTTATGCTGCTGGACACCTTAGAGCAAAAACAAGAGGTGAGACAGCAGCTGGAAAAAGTGGAAAAATTACGCCGTGAGATCGAGCAAAAGGAAAGGAAAAACAAATGACTAAGCAGCTTGAAAAGAATTCGACATACAACCAATTCGATTCAGACGGTGACGGCGTTGTCACTGACTCTGAACTGGCTCGGTCTGAGCGCATGATTACCATTGAGAACATGGACAAAATGGCTGACCAGCAACGCATCATGGCGTGGGCTGCTTTAGTGTTTCCTCCTCTCATCATTGCTTACATGGCATCTGAGTTAGTGACGCTGGAGAAGGTCAACGCTTTGAACGGTCTGGCGACTACCTACTGCGCCGCCATGGGTACGATTGTGGTGGCTTTCATGGCGGCGCAAGCGTACATACGAGGCAAGGCTGAAGGATGAGTATCTTCAACCCTTGGGTGATTCTCGGCTTTGTGTTGGCGATGCTATCTGCCGCTGCCGGTGGATACTCCAAGGGTAAGCATGATGAGAATGTGCGTCAGCAGATTGAGATTGCCGCGTTGAACGCCAAGGCTAGGGAGACTGAGAAGGCCATGGCAGCGGTGGCGCAGAGTTACGGTGAAACATTACGAAAGGCGAATAATGTTGCAAAGGTTAAAGAGACAAAGCTGCGCGCTGATATTGCTAGCGGTGAACGCAAGCTGTTCATCCCTGTCAAAGCCGCCGAGTGCGCCGTATCAGCCGCCACAGATACCGCCGCTGCCGGTGGAGATCACAGCGGAACAGCATCAGCCGAACTTGACCGAAAGACTGCTGATGATCTTGTCGCCATCGCCGCCGAAGGAGATGCCGCCATCCGAAAACTCAACGCCTGCATTGAAACCTACGAAACCATGAGGACTACAAAATGAATCTATCACCAAGTTTTACCCTTGAAGAATTAACCCATACCGATCACCGCGAGTTTGATAATTTGCCAAACGAAGAGGAATTAGCCAATCTGTACCGTTTGGCTGAATTCTTGGAGGGCGTAAAGAAAGTGCTTGGCGGTAAACCGATCATCGTGAATAGTGCATTTAGGTGTGCTGAGGTCAACCGTGCAGTAGGTTCTAGCGACAAATCACAACATAGACGGGGCTGTGCCGCCGATATCCGAGTACCAGGTATGACACCAGATCAAGTTGTCAAAGCAATCATTGGCTCTGATCTTGAATACGATCAGGTCATTCGTGAGTTTGATCGTTGGACTCATGTCAGTATTCCAAACACTGAGGATGCCGATCCTCGCGCCATGGCTTTGATCATTGACAAGACCGGCACAAGAGCATTTGCATAATGGCAACAAACCTCTATCAGCAGATCACGACACCAGCGCCGCCAAACATTGGCTCGCCTGGTACGTCCTATGACGAGAGGTTTCAGTCTCAAGCCTTTGGTGCGTTTAATCGGTACTTCAGCAGCCTGACGGCGCTGTTTGCTGCGCTATTCGGGCCGCGTGGTGGTAAGTGGATCAACAACCCTTACGGCGCGTTCCAAGACGGCACAGATCAGGTTGCGGCCAACACCACAACGGCCTATGCCGTCACATTTGACACCACCGACTTCAGCAATGGCGTTACCTTATCTAATTCGTCAAGGCTAAATGTAGCGCAGGCTGGCATCTATAACATTCAATTCAGCATTCAGCTGACCAATAGCACCAATGCACCTCAAGATGTGGATGTGTGGTTTCGCAAGAACGGAACAAACATTGACAAGTCAAACAGCAGATTTGGCTTCGCGGCAAGGAAATCCCCTGGCGACCCATTCCACATTGTTGCCACACTGAACTTCTTTGTAAGTCTGGCGGCCAATGACTATGTGGAGATCATGTGGCGGCCAACAGATGTTGGCGTGCAGATTGAACACTATGCGGCCAGCAGTTCACCGACCAGACCGGCAGTGCCGTCAGTGATCGCCACTCTCACATTCGTGTCCAATCTGTCAACAGAAACCGCATAATCAAGCCATGGCACTCATACCTTTAAAAATTCCACCAGGCGTTTACCGCAACGGCACTGAGTATCAGTCTGCCGGTAGATGGTTTGACGCAAACCTTGTGCGCTGGTACGAAAACACTTTGCGTCCCATTGGCGGCTGGCGCAAGAAGTCAGAGACAGCCATGACCGGTAAATGCCGTGGACTTTTGACTTGGAAGACAAATGCTGGCGAGCGATACATCGCCATGGGTACAAGCACAAAGCTGTACGTCATGAGTGAAAACGCTGTCCTGAAAGAAGTTACACCGACAGGGTTCACCACTGGGCGTGCTGACGCTACAAACACCACCGGCTATGGATACAACCTCTATGGCTCATTTGCTTATGGGGTTGCGCGTCCAGATACTGGTGCAATCGCGCCAGCTACTACATGGAGTCTGGACACATGGGGCGAGTACCTTGTCGGCTGCTCAGATGCTGATGGCAAGCTGTACGAGTGGCAGCTGGGATTCACAACGCCTACGCTGGCCGCTGTGATCACCAACGCGCCAACTGGCTGCTCTGCCCTACTGTCTACGGCAGAGCGATTCCTGTTTGCTTTGGGTGCCTCCAGCAACCCGCGTCTGGTGAAGTGGTCAGATCAGGAAGACAATACGACATGGACGGCGGCAGCCACCAATCAGGCTGGTGACTTTGAGATCAACAGCAGTGGCTCACTGAAGTGCGGAAAGCGCGTCAGGGGCATCAATCTGCTGTTCACTGACGTTGACGTGCATACCGCTAACTATGTCGGCCAACCCTATGTCTACGCCTTTGAGCGCGTGGCATCAGGATGTGGAGTCATCTCAGCGCAAGCTGTGGCGGCCATAGACAGCACCGCCATGTGGATGAGTCAATCAGGCTTCTGGATATTTGACTCATACGTCAAGCCTTTGAATTGCGATGTCTCTGATTACGTCTTTCAGAATCTGAACTACAACCAAGCTAGCAAGGTTTACGCCGTCCACAACAGCAAGTATGGTGAGATATGGTGGTTCTACCCATCCAACGCCAGCAATGAGGTTGACTCCTATGTCACCTACAACTACCGCGAGAATCATTGGAACATTGGAGTGATGGGGCGTACTGCTGGCACTGATCGAGGCGTATTCAACAATCCCATCATGGTGGATGCATCAGGCTTTATCTACGAGCATGAGGTGGGGTATGCGTATGACTCTGGCGTGGTTTACGCTGAGTCCGGCCCATTTGAGATTGGCAACGGTGACAACATCATGTCTGTGCGCCAAGTGATACCGGATGAGCAGACGCTGGGCGAGGTGTTGGTGAGTTTCAAGACTCGGATGTATCCGACATCAACTGAAACGACTCACGGGCCGTATCCAGCTGCACAGCCAACTGATGTCCGGTTTGCTGGCCGTCAGGTGAAGATCAGGTACACCGGTGCCGTGCTGGAGGATTGGCGTGTTGGTGTTAACCGGATTGAGGCAGTGGCGGCGGGTAAGCGTTGAATTAAAATTGAGCGAAAATGGCGTGAAAGTACCAGTATGTATTCGGGAAGATTACGTCTTTTACTTGGAACTTTTTGACAATTTGCTTTGGTTTCACATTGACATCAATAGATGGTCAGCAGAGGTTAAAAAGAATTGTCAAAAAGATTTTTCTAGTCTCGATGGGTTGATTGGTAAGCCAATCTTTGCATTGATACGAGAAGATGACATCAAACTTGCAAGATTTGCCAAGTCCTTTGGCTGGTCTGAGAAATGTCAAATAAATTTATTGGACGGATCAAAGGCTTTTATTTATACCTCAAGGGTATAGCAAGGGGATGTTATGGGTGGTGCAGTTAAAGCGGTTACACAGCCATTTGTTGATATTGCTAAATCTGCAGGTGGCAATGTTAGCAATCTTGTTAAAGATGCCGGCGGCAGTGTTGGTCGTCTTATAGGTGGTGATGTTGGATCTCTTATTAAAGATACCACCGGTAATGTTGGCAATCTTGTTAAAGATAGTACAAGTAGTGATCTTTCACAGGATTTGATTAGGGCAGCAGTATTGGCTGGTGGTGCATATTACGCTGCGCCATATTTGTCGGCTTCTGGATCAGGAACGGCAGCAGCTGGCACAGGTACGGCAGGATCATCTGGGGTTATAGGGGCAGGCCCTGTTGTAACAGGATATGCTGGAACTACACCTCTGACAATGGCAAATACAGGTAGTTTGTTAACTGGTACAAGTGGTGCAGTGGGTAATGCTGGATTACTTACAGGAGCATCATCATTTTCTGGATTAGGAACAGGAGCGACAACAATGGCAACACCTAGTTTTTTTGACACAGCTTTAAGCTATGGATCAAGCGCCTTGGATTTTGCAAAAGCAAATCCACAATTAACAGGCTCATTACTTGGTAGCGTAACTGGCGCGCTGAGTGCCGCAAATGCACCAACATCACAGACGGCGACAACATCCATTGACCCGCAAATCAAGGCTGAGTACTTGGCTAACTTGGAGCGAGCAAAAGCTACTGCCGCAGGTTTACAAGCGCGCCGATTTGAGGGTTTTACGCCAGACTATTTACAAGCCGAGCAGCAAATTAGAAATCTTGGATTGGGTGGGAAAGGTCAACAAACTATTGATGAGACAACTAGACGTGCAATGATTGAGGCTGGTTTTACGCCACAACAAATTCAAGCGGCACAAGCTAACAGAGGTAATGTTGCTAATGTTAGCGGTCTTGATGGCTCTAGATTTATGAGCGCATATCAAAACCCATTTGAAGAGCAAGTGGTGCAAGGTGCTTTAGGTGATATTGAACGCTCTCGGCAAATGCAAGAGCAGGCAAATATGGCGCAAGCCACTGCTGCTAAAGCATTCGGAGGTTCACGCCAAGGCATAGTATCAGGACTGACAAACGAGGCTGCTTTAAGACAGGCGGCCACAACTAGCGGTCAGTTGCGCTCTGCTGGGTTTACTCAAGCAGCGCAGCTGGGACAGAATGATGCGGCTAGACAGTTGCAGGCACAGTTAGCCAATCAAGGCGTTGATGTAACTTTGGAGCAAGCTAATGCACAGATGGCACAGCAAGCTGCGTTGGCTAATCAAAACGCATATGCACAAGGAGCAGGAGTTCGTCAGTCTGCAATTGGGCAGCTTGGACAGCTTGGATCATTACAGCAAAACCTTGGATTTACTGGTAGTAATGCCGTGATGGAAGCGCAAGCACGTCAACAAGCATTAAATCAGTCAAGGCTTGATGCGGCTAGAAATCTTGAGTTGGAAAGACTTGGCATTACTAGCGGCGCATTGGGATTGCAGCCTGCAAATACCGGCGGGACATCTACAACACCGTTGTATAGCAGCACACTCGGCAGTGCGCTTGGCGGTGCATTGAGTGGTGCTTACATTGGTTCTTTGTTACAACCTAAAGCATAAGGTGAAAAATGGCAGATTCTTTATATCCTAGCCCGTCAGCAGAATATTACTTTGGTGAATATTTATCGCCAGAGATTTATCCTTGGCTTGGTCAGGGCGCACAAATTAATCCTAGTAATTATTCACCTTTGCTTTTTCCTCGGCAAACGTCACCAATTGTTTCGAAAGAAGTTACGCCTCAAACCTTTGGAGGTGGAGTTGTATTAGATACTGAACCTTACGTCAGTGACAGCGATAAAACAAGACAAGCAATTGAACAACGCATTGCAGATGCGCCAATGGCAATGGAGCCTTACGTCAGTGACCGCGATAGAAGAATACAAGCAATTGATCAGCGTATTGCAAATTCGCCAATTCCAATCCAACCTTATGTGAGTCGCAAAATGGCAGATACACAAACAAACTCTAACTCGTTTGATAATCTAGGCAGCCTGCTGTTTAGCGGTGGGAGTGATGGCCTTGAAGGTTATCTCTCA